AAGAGACTAAAATTGAATACACACGTATTTATACACATATGGAATTAAAATTAAACATACCTGAATATTTAAGTATTAAAAACTGGAAGTATTTTAAGTCCCTGGATAAGGGAACTAATAATACTAAGATGGTAGATTTTATATCTTATTTAAGTGGTGTTGATGCCGAGGAAATTAGGCAAAGCAAACCACAAGATATTCAAGATACTTACATATCAATACTAGAATCATTTAAAGATGTAGATGCTAAATTCTATCCAATTATAGAGATAGATGGTGTTCTATACGGGTTTAATCCAGTTAGTAAGTTAAATATTGGTGAGCATGTTGATCTTGAAACACTTGCTAAAGATACCGAAGCAAACATGGAAGAAATCATGGCTATTTTGTATCGTCCAATCACACACCATTCATTCAATAGTATTAAGTGGAATGTAGTTAAAACATTTAAAATTGGATTTGGTGAAGTAGAAAACCTATTTAAGTACTACCAGACAGAAAAATACGATTCCAATATTAGAGCTGAACGTGCTGAAATTATGAAGAACATCCCAGTATCATTTGCAATGGGTGCGATGTCTTTTTTTTTAGTACTCGCAAGCAGCTCCTTTCTAAGTACGCAAGTCTCTTTACCCCACAACAGAAAACAGAAGAAGGAGATGATGAACAAAGTGAAGGAGCTTCTTACAGTGAACATTGGGGATGGTTTGCGACAATTTATCACTTATCAAAGACTTCCATCCTTAACATCACAGGGGATAAAAGCATTACAGATTTAAACTTTGTGTTTGCCTTAAATTATCTAGCTATAGACAGTGATTATAATAAAGAAATGATTAAAGCTCAAAAGGCAGCACAACAAACCTCATATAAAATACGATGACACAAGATAAATTAAAATTAATGTTAGCTGAAGGATACAATTTAAACCAAATTGCAGCTATTCACATGATTTCCAAAGCAGAATTAGAAAAAATGCTTGAGGAAAAACCAACTAAAAAAATACCTAAGGTAGAGACTGAACTATTATTTCCTGACGAGCCTGGACTATGAAAACGTATTTTGATATAGTAAATGAATTTTCATCATCGTGTGCTGAACATTTAGCAATTAAATCATTTGCTGAAGGTGCTCTTGACTATTTAGATGCTAGTTCACAAAATGTAAAATATCCGTATATATTCCTACGTCCATTAACCTCACCAGGTATTAATTTAAATGCTAATGGTGTTTCAGGTACACGTACCCTCACATTTGAATTGTATTCGTTAGATGTTCCTAATCTAAAGAATGCCTCACCACTACAAATCAAATCAAATACAGAACAATACATTTACGATATTATTTCTTGGTTTAACTTAGGTGATGTTCAGAGAACAGAATTTATTACACTACAAAACATTACTCCAGTCGATGAAGCATTCAATGATAGGGCTTATGGTTGGGTTGCTGTACTTAATTTCACAGATACGGCAGTATTAGATTACTGTGCGTTCCCTTCACTCGCACAAAACGGATAAAATGGCTGTTCAACCTGTTAAATTTATAGCATTAACCGAGGAGTTAGAAAAAGTAGCTCTTGACTATCAAAAGTATGCGCAAGCTACTCTTGAAAAGAATGGTAATGATGTAACAGGTAGATTAAAAAACTCTATTAAAGTACAACCCGCTCAAATAAGTCCAGACAGAATAGTAATACCAGTTACCATGTTAAAATATGGTGAATGGGTAGATGATGGAGCAGAACGTAAAAGTGGGGGACAACCCCCAGTTCGAGCAATAGAACAATGGATTAAATTAAAACGTATTAAACCACCTAAGGGATTTACAGTAGAACAATTTGCTTGGGCTGTTGCTAAAAATATTAAAAAAGGAGGACAGCGTTTTAGAAAGGCTTATCCATTTATCCTACCAGCATTAAATTACACAATAGAAAAAAATCTACAAGGTATAGCAACCTCAGCAGCATTAGATATAACATTTAGTCTACAACAATCAATCAATAAATCAGCAGCACTGAAATAAAATGGCTATAACTATTTCTCAACAACCTACATCACCTAATATGGCGAACAACAATCTTGTGTTCACCGTATCCTCTAACTCATCATCAGCACCACAATACCAATATATTGCTTCTTTAGAATATAGTGCCTCAATAGGTAGTGGTTTTTCTCTCCAACTTATTAAACAACAACCTAACCCAAGTAGTTATGGAGTATTTGATATGGGGCAGATTGTTTCTAATTATTTAGATACTGATAATAATTGGAAAACTCCTGAATGGACTGTAAACACAGGTTCAGCAAAACGATTTAAAGTTAAATTTGGTGAAGAATATGCTTCGTCTATTTCAGGTGCTGCTATTCAATACAATGGTAATAATGTTGTAGGTGTTCCTGCTGTCTCTGGTAGTAATTATTATTATTTTTTAAATGGTTTAGTAGACCCATACGATAAGGTAAATTGGAATTGGCCTTCAAGCTCATATTTCAATCCTCAAACAGTAAATACTGCAGTTACTTTTACTTCACAAAGTGCGTTGACTAACGCGCCTACTACTCAAAGCATACAAGTTGGTGAATACGCAACGTTATCGTTTATAAACGGGAATTTTGACGGAAGTACCACGTTAGCTCAAGACATATACACTGTAGATTTTAAATTTTATGATGCTACAGGAAGTTTACTAGGTGATTTTGATGATAAAAACGTAACTCAAAATGGAGGTGGTCCTAGAACAGGTAATGTTGGTTGGTCTACTGCTTCAACATCTCAAAGTGAAGCTACACAACTAGTTACAGCTGGTGTTGGTTATCAAAATATTGAAGATAATGATAACACAGGAGTTCCACCTGCAGGTACTGCTTATTACGATGTTACTTTTCATCCACAATTAACAGCAGGTATTAATAGTGTTAACTACTCAGGTTCATGGGGTGCTTACAGATACATTGTTCAAGGTCCACAATGCGGATATGATGGTGTTAGATTCGCTTGGAAAAACGAATTTGGTGTTTGGGATTATTATACATTTACTCTTCAAACAGATAAAACAACTGCTATACAACGTGAACAATACACACAAACGTTTGTTGATTATTCTACACCTACTTCTACTGTTGCTTACAATAAGGAACGTAGGGGTGCAAAGCAATTCTATAATAAATTAACTCAAAGAGTAGTTGTTAATTCAAATTGGTTAACACAAGAAGAAGCTGATTGGTTAAAGGAATTATTTTTCTCAACAAATGTATTTCAACAAATAGGTACTGAATTTTTTCCAATAGTTATTGGTTCAGTAGAACTAGTAGAAAAAACAAATCCACGTACTCAAACTACATTCCAATACGTTGTAGAATTCCAGCCTGCTAATCAGCCAAACGCACGTCTATAATGATTATATTAAGAGTAACAAACGAAAAAAGACAAGTAGCTGATTTACAGCCTATTGAGGATATTGACCTTAGGTTAGATATCTCAGCTATTGAAAACACTGAAATTGGGGTATCGTTTGGTATCTCATCTCAGGAGTTTGCTATTGCGGGTGATAATAATGCTAACCAATTCTTCGGTAACTTATATAACTTAGGTGCTACACCAGCTGTAGCATTGCAAAATAGTGTTGACTGTCAGGTATTAAGTGATGGTCAAGAAACATTTACTGGTAAGTTATACATTAAAAATATTATTACTGACCAAGAAGGTTATGTGATTTACAACGTAGTTGTGGTCAATGAGACCATTGATTTCAAATATCGTATTCAAAACAAATCATTAAATGACCCTATTTTTGATTGGAGTGCTTACGACCATACTTTTAATGCTGCTAATGTAACTGGTTCTTGGACAGGTAATTTATTTAGTGGTTCAATAGTTTATCCTAACATTAACTATGGTCAACCCGAAGACGATACAACAGTTCCTAACTATGCGTTTGCTGGATTAAATAACGCTGCTGCTTTAGAGAATACAATAGATAATGCTAACTCACCTTTACGATTACAGGATTTTAAGCCTGCTATTAAGGTAAAAGACGTTATTGATATTATTTTTTCTGGTTCATATGCCTCAGGTAGTATTGGTTACCAATATACTTCATCATTTTTTGAGAGTGATTATTTTAATAACCTTTACTTATTAACTACAGCAAATGATCAGTTAGGTCCAGCAAATAATAGTCCAGTATCTCAATCTACTTGGGTCTATCGTTCAGGTTCAACACAAACTATCTTAGGAGGTACTACTAATACTATTGATTTTAATGCTAAATCATACGATAATAGTAATAACTTTAACTTAGGAACTGATAGATATACTGCTGATATTTCAGGTTCTTATAGAGTTACAGCCCAACTTACTTATAATATTACAAACTGGGCGTTACGTCCTAACTCTTTTGTCGAAATAAATGCTTATAGAATACCAAGTGGTTCAATATTAACCCCACAAATAGGTCAATACAGACGTATTAGTCCATTTTCTGGTTCTAATACATTTTTGATTCAAGATACCTATGGTTTAGGTGCGGGTGACCAAATATTCTTCCAAGCAACTTATGCTGACCCAGGTGGTCCTTTAACACGTAATTTAGTTTTACAACCAGGTGAACTTAATACTTGGCTAAACGTATCAGGTCCTGCTTCAGTATTAAATGGTACTGTTGAAATGAATCAGCAGTTTTCTCCTGATTTTAAGGCATTAGATTTTATACAAGGTATTATTGAGAAGTTTAACTTAGTAGTTGAACCAGTACCTAATAGGAAAAATCTATTAAGTATTGAACCATACGATACTTGGACAGACCAAGGTACTGTGATAGATTGGACTAACAAGGTAGATAGAGATATTAACTTTTCTATATCACATCCAGCTATTGAACAACCACGTACTATTATTTTTAGTGATTTAGAAGATACTGATTATTTAAATGAATATACTAAACAAACATTTGGTAGAACTTATGGTCAGTATGTCTTTACAGCAGATAGTGATTTACCTGAAGGTGAAAGAATAATAGGTAAAGTATTTGCCTCTACCCCAACAACAAACATTCCTAACTCTACTGCGTTTATTATTCCTCATTTATGTACTAAAACAATAGGAAGTAGTGAAGCATATAGACCTATAACATTTAAGCC